GGGATCCTGCGCAGCTATCCACGCTTTTGACTCCTTGGTGCGACGATCGAAGGTGGACGGGTAAACGCTGAGCCTCTCCCTAAAGTTTGACGAATCAAAGATCATCGCGTCAAAGTTGCTGCCTAACTTCATTGCCGCTGTCGGCTCGAAAGGGGCGGTCTTTGAATGCAGGTAATGCTGCGGGGAACGCCTGAAGGCTTTCAAGCTCGACTGTGAGACTCGATCGAGGGCGAAGTAGTCCACGTCGAGCATGTGCTGTATTCCGTTATCAACCTTCACTTTGCACCTCCAAATTGATCACGGGGGTTGCTCCTGTCGTTCGGATGTCGGCAACCTCCTCGGTGCTCAACAACCCCTTGAGTGCATCGCCGAATTGATCACGGAGGGCAAACGTGCGAGCGCGGAACTTTAGCATCCTTGCGGGGAATTGTTTCCAAGGGCCTTCTTTACCCCACAGGCCTGCGCTCTTGGCGTCGGCAACTGTAAACCTTACGAAGCTGGGGGAGTAATCGCGGCGGTGAACAAAGACCGTCACACCGAAGTCGTCGGCAGTCTTGTTGAGTTTGGGTTGCATCTTGGCTAGTTCAATTCGGTCGGTTTGAGCTAGGGACTCGGTTTTGTTTAAACAAAGAGCGCGAAAAAACGGATCCGTCTCTGCATTCGTTTCCATTTCCTCGAATGCCAGGAGTAGACCCGTGCCTCGAACGATGGCGAGTTGGGCGTCACCGTAGATACTGGGCCTGCCGTTGATGATAGCGATGTTCTGGAGCGCAGACATCGGGGACATCCGCAACTCCAGACCCATCTGAATGGCAATTGCTATTGCCTGCGGGGTGTTGAGTCCTTTTGGAGCCAGTCCGCTTTGGTGGACGCATTGCGCGAAGCGAAAGAGGCTGTCAAAGTCCGTGAACTGAACGCCCGTATTGCTCATGGCGATTGACTGCTTTACCGCCACGGTCACGGTGGAAGGCGGCGGCGGTGCAGGTAGGGCGTAGGATGTTGCTACCGTCGTTTGTTCGGTTTGGATATGTTCAGGGGTCATAGATTTAATTTCGGTTGGTGTTTTTGAAAATGTCGGCGAGGATCGTGGCGCAAAACAGGCCGAGGATCGCGACGATAATAATGCTCAAGGTGCTCATGGTGTTTGTGTTTGAGTTTTGAGGAACGAGGTGATGATGTCGGTCACTCCGTGGCCGAGCTTTATTCCTCGGGCTTTAAAGTGACGGCGTAGGTCGGCGTGAACCGAGTTTGGCACTCGGATCACGGTTGTATTCTTTGAGCTGTGTTCGTTTTTGTCTGAGTTGTCCATGTTTGTAATGTTTTCTTCTGAGCCGATTTAGGCGCAGACTTCCACGCCTCGAAAGGCGCGGCGTGTCTGTGACTAAACGGGAGGTTCTGCGGCTAACTTTAGCCCGAAAGAGTCCAGTTTCTCTTTGATTTCGTTCAATGTTTTTTTGCCGATGTTACGACTTCTCAAAAGCTCCTTTTCCGTTTTTGAGGTTAAATCTCCGATACACGATATTCCAAGGAAGCAATTCCACAAAACATGCATGGTTCGGTTGCTCAACTTAAGGTTTTCAATTGGCGTAAATATTGTTGGCGTGATGGTTGCCAAACAATACCTGAAAGCATTGAAACCAACAGAAGTGACGCTGTTGGGGATAACAACCCGAGTCAACCCCGAACACCCAGCAAATGCCCAATTCTTAATCTTTTTAACGGGCAAACCGCCAATAGTGGCAGGAATAATCAATTCACCCGTGGCTTTGGTGTCGCAAGTTTTTATCACGATACCACCAGCCTCCTGAGAGTAGGTCAGAACATTCAAAACGTATGCCGCTTGATCCTCGATTGCTTCGGTCAAAAGGGTTGCGCTAATCGTGAATGACCCTTGGTCAATGCCAAAGGTTTCGCGGAACTTATATGCTGCCTCGTCGGCGGTAGTTTCGTCAACTGTCCATGCTTTTGACAAGTCGTTTGTGCTTTGCCAATCGTCCGATTTAAAGTCATGGCGGGCGTAAGGGTGGGTGCAGTCTGGAATGATGATGATGTAAGTGTTCATGTTCGTTTTTGTTTCGGCTAATTGCCGACCTCAACCCTCTGCGAAGGGCTGGCGTCGGGAATCAAACACCACATTTAAGCTGGCCGGGGAAAAGATAAACCGATCTTTTGCCGGAACGGATCCGGTAGCCGTCGCCTTCCTCTTTCAATAACCATTTGCCAGCGCGTTCCCATGCTGCCAAATGAACATTGTTAATAACCGTGGTGCGATAAGCCGTGGCATAATAAAGGTAACCGCCTTCCTTCAGAAGACTGATTGCGCCTGCAAGATTCTTTGGCCCTACTTCGTAAAATTTGTCGTTCATATTCGTTTTTGTCTCGGCTGATTGCCGACTACAACCTCCTGCGAGAGGTTGGTGTCGAGAATCAAAACGCGCGGTAAAAACTTAGCTTGGTGTTGATGGCTTCAAGCAAAGGGATTGCGGTAAAATAATCGGTCAAAGCAATGTTGAAGGCTTTGTGAAACTTTTCAACGGCCTGTTTTTCGTTCGCAGCCTCAACCGTCCATGCCTGGGTCAAATAATCAGTGCTCTCCCATTCGTAAGATTGAAAGTCGTGGCGAGCATAAGACCCAGCGCAGCCTGGGATGATGATAATGTAAGTGTTCATGTTGTCTTGGAGCTTGGCGTCAGCGGTGTCCATTTCGGCAATCATTTCGTTGAGCGTAGCCTCTAAATAATCTCGGTTGCTGATTTCGTTTTTCATGTTCGTTTCGTTTTAAAAATTAAACTGCGGCCAGTTTGGCTGCTTTGGCTGCGGCCAAGGTTACGAGGAGGGCTTGGTAAACTGCTGCTTTGCGAGTTTTCTCCGCCGCATTGCGAATTTGATTTTCAAGGTTTTGGGCGGCTGCTGCTGCTTTCATCGAGGAAACTATGCAGCTAGCTGATTTGCGCGAGGCTTTGGCGTCTGCGGCGATGGCTGCGTCGCGCTCGGGGGTGCTGACTGAGGCTGCGAAAGCGGCGCGGGAGGCGAGCCAAGCAATCGCTTTTTTGTCACCGGCTGCTGCGCTCGCAGCCAGAGCGGCTTCGTCAGCGTCGATCCGGCGATTGATCGCAAAAGCGATTTCTGAGTTTGTCCGGTTGTTTTGATTTAAGATTTCGTTCATATTTTTTTTCGTTCGCCGGAGGATTCATCCCTTCGACACCATTACTTTCGCATGATTCCGCGAATCGTGCAACAAAAACTTTCATTTATTTTTCAGCGTGCATCAAACCCTTGATTCCATTGATCAGAACCGCTGTTTTATTTTTAAAGCAAAACAGATTTGCGCGGAGAATATCGGCAAAAAAAACATTTAAATTCAATTTCAGCGTGACAGATTTGATTTCATGTGATATGGTCTGCGAATGCCTGATTTTAATAACGTAGTGTTTTCGGGAAACTTGGTGCGCGATCCCGTTTTGCGGAAAACCACTAAGGGCACCTCGGTGCTCGGTTTTACCTTGGGGGCAAGCAAAAGCAAAAAGGACAACACCACCGGCGAGGTAAAGTTCAATGTGATCTACCTCGATGTTCAGGCATGGGGGAGCCAGGCGGATGAGATCGCGGAAAAGGCAAAGAAAGGAACGCCACTCCTTGTCGAAGGTCGGCTCAAGCAAGAGAACTGGGACGATAAAACCACAGGTGCCAAACGGTCAAAGCTCGTGGTTGTTCTTGAGAGTTTCCAGTTCAAAGATCAAACCTCCCTCGGCAACCCTGAGTCTGTTTGTGCGGCCAACACACCGCCTGCAGCTAATCGTTCACCTCAAGCAAACGTGGCGCACGCGCAGCCCAAGCTACCGCCACAACCTCAATCTGAATTTGATGATGTCCCCTTCTGAAAATACTTTGAGAAATGTTCTCGACAGAATCACCACCTCACCTGTACAATCCAACCGAAGGGCGGAGCTACCCGACCCATTCCCTTCCCTTCCGAGTCCCTTTTCCCAATCCCCATGTCTTCAATTTTCCTAAAGAAAATTGCCCCCTCCGGCCCCATTCCCTCCGGCGGGTATCGGGGCCATGACTGGAATCCTGATCAAGGATCATGATTTTTTTAAAAATCATTTGAAAATTGGAAAAACAAAAGCGGGAACGGGGAGCGATTTCTTTAAAAATCGCGGGACAAGAAGTGGAACGGGGACGGGGAAAGACGGGGCACTTTTAGAATGGAAAAGAAACAGGAACGAAGTCCAAAACAGAACCATGAATGAAACCGAATCTCAAAGCAATGAACCAGAAGATGCCGATGAGCTGGAGCGTCTCAAACTCGGGATGGATCGTTTGTTCTCGTGGATCACCTCCAACGGCTGCGCTTCCTCCTCTTGCGTTTCGCGTCGTGCTCGCGTCATTTTTTGGGAGGTGGGTTTCGATAATAAAACCAAAACGTGGGCTGATTTCTCGCGTCGCTACGGCGACTCCGAGCAGGTGGTGTTTGAGATCCGTAAAGACTTCACCGAGAACTTTGGAGTGGGATTTGCTGGGGGGTATGCGTCGAAAAATAAAAACAAAAAAAAATCTGTTTTGCTTTGACTCGTTTTTAAATTTCAGGCACAAAAAGTGACGGTAAAACCGAACCAAAAACTAAACTTAAAATGAACATTCCAGAAAAACCTTTTTTTACACCGTCCGAGCTTATTCAGATACTAGGGGTTGATCCAAGTCACATTCATAACTTGATCTCAAATGGACAACTCTCCGTTGTAAAAATCGGGAAACTCTACTTGATCGAACGATCTTTGGTGGTTGAATTATTAACACCATCCACTGTTATTCCTGCGGCTACAGTGCTGTTGCCGAAGCCGAAAATAAACCCCGAAACTTGGATGATGTCGGTGGTTGATTATTACAAAAAACTAGGTGTGGATCGTGCGTTTTTTACGAAGGGAACAGTTTTCAAGCTGATGAAAAAGGGGTTGGTATCTCAAACTAATCAGGGGGTTTCAAAGGGGATATCCGGAACGGCGTATTCTGCGCTTTTGGCTATTCGTGATTTTTTTGGGGGGGAAACTGTTAAAGAGTTGGGCGGGGCTAAACTCACTAAAATCAAAATTAACTGCGCAACAATTTATTTGCAGACGATTTATTTGATTGAGTTTGTTAGGGAGAAAGGAACCCCCATCCCAGAGCCAGTCGTAACGGGGCCATCTTCGGCTGTTGGCGGGGTTCGACAGGATCAAGTTCAGCCAGTGGATCCTGCACTCGCTTGGTTGGGGAAGGTGGTTTTAGCGATTGTTGAAAATGGCGGGTTAGGTAAGGATTTTTCAGCAACTGACATTCTGGAGCTTTGCAAAAAAAACAGCGTGGACATTCGCTCGATTTGTTCGATGAACCTTTTTGCAGGAATGCAGTCAATCGGCAAAATTTTGGCGCGGATATTCAGAGAAAAAAAACAGTTGGTTATTGAAAACCACATTGTTGAACGCACAGTTTACAGGGGCAAATCAAAGAATCGCCCACTAACCAAAATCTATACCGTAACCAAGCAGTCTTGATTTTGTAAACAGGGCTACTTCACACACCCCCCCCCTAAGGAATCTATTTAAGGGCTTCGGGAGCTGGCAGGTGTCCAAAAGATACTTTCCTTGCTTGTAAATAATTAAAAAAACCGGTTTTACTAATGAAAACGATGAAAACAGCGAGTTTAAGGCACCTTCGCCCAGATGTTTGGGAGTTTTTAGCGCGGGTTCCTTTGAAAGGCAAAGTTAGGGTTGACTCTTCTCTCGGGAAAATGCTTCGGAGCACAAAAAGCCGTGATGGCAAAGCTCTTATGGCTTGCGTCGAGGCTGGTTTGCTTTACTTTGTTGAGCACACCGACAACGACGACGCTTACGTCACTCGTGAAAAACCTCCTGAGTCCGACCTTTTTAATTTAAACAAATGAAAACCCTTCCCCCTGGTGCTTTGGAGTTGCTGGAAAAGGTTCCCCTAAAAGGAAAAATCAAACTTGCGGATGTGGTGGGTCTGACGCACTGGGTGAGCTACACTCGCGGGCGTAACATGCTACGGCTGTGCCTTGATCAAGGCCTGTTGCACGTTGTTCATGACCCAGCTACTGGTCGCTCGTTTGTCACACGGGAGAAACCCCAGGAGCCTTCCCTATTCGATGCGCTTGCCGAAAAAGGCATCGTTGCAAAATTCACATGAAACCACCTAAAACGCACCCCACAAATCCACGAATGCGCTGGATTATTCGCTACGGATCCGGCTCGTGGGAGGTCGAGCCTTGCAAGGGGAACGCCTTGCCGACACTCCCACAGGATAACCAGAAGAAGAAGCACCTCATGAACGGATATCTTCACGACATCCCTGAGAGTGTGGCTGCTTACGATGCTTGTCGCTTGTGGCAGGCTGCAAAAGGGAAGCGGGTTCGAGAACAACGAAAACACGGCACCGACACCGTGTTGTTTAAAAAGTTTCGAGCTTTGGAATTGATCGCGGAACAAAACAAAGTTGAAAAGCAAAACGCGCGTTTCGTTGCGCTTGGGAAAAACAAACCAAAGCCAAGGATTGATCGGGGGCTGTCGTTGGACAAAAGAGCACCCGCTACAAGATACACTCCCGAGGTCCACGCTATCACAAAAAAAATCTATCTCGCTCGCAAATCTGCATTGACGACAAACAATTTAAAGCTGGCGGCTGAATGGGACGCGAAGGCGGTCAAGCTGATGTTTTTAAAAGATCGAATGTTGGTTGCATTGGCAAAGAAGTAAAATAATGCCCAAGATTAAAAAGCAATCGGCTTCCGCTTCGTTGCCTCCACAGAATCCAGAGCGCAAAACTTTGGACGGCGTAGAATTGACCGGCACAGTTTACGACAACCCCGCTTTCGCTGCGGTTGGCTTTGGGATTTCAAAAGCTCAGATCCTTTGGGCACGGAAACAAGGTGCGCCTGGGTTTGCTCAAGGTCGGATCCATCACGACTTGCTATTGCCTTGGCTTCGCGAAAACGAAGCGAAGCTGTTTGACGACGAGTTGGACAAAAACGCTTGGGAATGCCGACGGTTACGCCTTCAGTGCCAAGCGATCGAGGATGAGAATGAGCGGATTCGTGAAGGATTTGTTACAAAAGAAGTTTTTGAAAACATGAAAAAGGAGATCGTGGCGGCTTTTACGATGCAAGTTTACTCGATCCCTTCGTGGCTTTCGATTGATGTTGCCGGCAATGCGCCGCATGAGACTGAAAGAAAAATGGTGGCGGCTTTTGATTCGATGATGGCGAAGCTTTCCGAGGGATGAACTGGCGAAAATACATCAAGCTGAAAAGCCGTGAGCCAATCTGGCGGTGGCTTGAACAGTTTTTATTTTTAAAAGGATCTCCTCACGGAAATAAGTTTCGGGCGGATTTGACTCCGTGGCTGAAAGAGCCGTTGTCAGAATTTGGCGACAATAAGAACCGAGAGATCACCTGCCAATGCTGCGTTCAAGGCGGCAAAACTACAGTGCTCCACGGGGCTGCTGTGTGGGCTATCTCTCAGGATTGCTCGACCATGTTCATCACGATGCAGACCGACGACGACGCTCGGGATTTTGCAAAGGAGCGGCTGAACCCCTCATTCGACAAACTTGGCGTGGAGCAGATCGACTTTCCAAAGGAACGAACGCGGAGGGCAACTTGTTACATCTCCCTCCCTAACGGGTTCCTTTTGGTTCAGGGCGCGAACGAAAACAATTTACAAAGCAAGTCCGTCCGCTGGATCCTAAACGACGAGGTTTACCGATGGAAGCCAGGGCTGTTGGATGAAGCTCGAAAGCGGGGGACAAGGTTCTGGAATCGGCGGATCCTGAATTGCTCAACTGCTGGCGATGCCGGTGATGACCTAGACCGAGCGTTTAAAGCTGGGGATCAGAGGATCTGGCACCTACGTTGTCCGGCTTGCGACAAGCTGACACGCCCGCAGTGGGCAAGGATCAAGTGGGACAAGGAAGCTTGTCTTGTGGATGGCGAGTGGGACTACCTTAAGTTGAGGGACGGGGCGCAATACGAGTGCGAGCACTGCGCGGCACGCTACTTTCACACTCCTGAAACTCATCACCTGCTCAATTTAAGGGGTGAATTTGTGGCAACCAACCCGAGGCCGTCACCGCAAACGATCTCTTTTCAGTGGAACGCGCTGTGCCTTGCGCCTTCCGAGGTCTCGTGGGGTGAGCTGGCGGTTGAATGGGTGAAAGCTGATGAGGAGTGGCGGCGGGGAAACGAGTTTCCACGCAAGGAGTTCATCACAAAACGGCTTGCGGAATCGTGGTCGAACGAGGTTTTAACCCTAGAAGTTGACCTGCCAAAGTTGGAGGAGTCGAGCTGGGAAGGGGAGAAAGCGCGGTTCCTCACAATCGACGTCCAAGAGGATCACTTCTGGGCGATTGTTCAGGGCTGGAACGCGGCGGGCGACGACTACATCCACTACGCGGATCGGTTGCTGACGTTTTCAAACCTTCGGGAGCTTCAAGAAACTTGGAATATTCCTAGCTCATGCGTTTTTATTGATTCAGGGCATGACGCGCGGCGAGTTTATGCAGCCTGTGTGGATTACGGGTGGACGGCGTTCAAAGGTGAGGATGTCGCGACGATGCGGGTTTCAACAAAGGAAGGTTTTAAAAATTCCTTCTACTCGTGGCCACCAGGCAAAGGAGATCCGAACCTAGGCAAGACCTATCAAGGGCGCGGCGGCGTTTGCGCTTTGATTCGATGGGCCAAACGTGGCGTGCTGGACATTGCAGGCAACAGGCGAGATGCCCGAGGTGGAAAACAAAAGTGCTTTGTCTCTCCCACGGTCGGAGAACAGTTTCAAAAACAAATGTTCAGCGAGCAGCCACGAATTGAGCGCGACAAACGCGGGCGCGAGTTCCGGCGGTGGCATCGGATTGGATCCAGACCGAATCACTTGTGGGACTGCTACTGCATGGGTGTAGTCGGTGCCTGCATGACAAGTTTTATTGGTGGCAAGGAATAGTCTGATTTGATTTCACCCCAAGGGTAGATGGCCCTAGGATTATTTGTTTCATTTTCAAACGCGCAGTTGATCGAGATGCGCGACTCGGCGCAGCTGCAAATGATCGACGGCAAAAACCGCGTTATCACCGGCGCAGGGAGCGGAGATGTAAATTCTCAAAAGGCTTGGCAACTTGAACCTGCGGTTTTCTGGGAGGAACTCAACTGGGCACTGATGCGCTCCGGCTCTCTCACCCGTAAAGTAACTCGCACAACCCCCCGCTACGTATGAGTACAACCCACAAAATCAACATGCGGCGGGGCATAGAGCAGGACTACAGAGCCTCGGATAACATTTGGAACACCTCGGGGCTGACGGCTGACTCGATGCGCCCTAGGCGAACGGTGACGGCTGTGGACGGATCCACAAAGCTGGCAATCACCCCAAACGATTTTCAAAAGACGCTTAGTCTTTCGCGGCAATTGTTCGCTCGGGTCACGGAAGTTTCAGGGGCGTTGCTTCAGAAAAACAACTACGTGATCGGGGACAGTTGGGAGCCTCGGTTCGACGGCGCGGATCAAGAGTGGGGTCGGGAGGCAGAGGATTATTTAGAGCGATGGTTCAAAGTTTGCAACTTGCGGGGCGAGCCGTTCGATTGGACAACGTCTCTTTATGTAGACTCGCTCTCGATTGATCGGGACGGCGACGCGGCAATGATTCTTGCGGTGGTGGATGGTGAGCCGAGGTTGCAATTTGTTGCGGCTCATCAAATCGGGTCGCGCTCGATTGCCGTTACAAATAAGGACGGGACAAGCACGGTCAACGGCGGAAGATTTTCCGGTGCGAAAATTTACAACGGCGCAATCTTTGGGAAGCATCAAAACGTCATTGGCTACAATATCCTCGGCGAAACTTCAAAAGAGGATCAACAAGTCGGCGTTGAAAGTTGCCAGCTACTTTACGAACCCGAGTGGTCGGATCAGGGGAGAGGCATTCCACGGCTTGCATCGTCGATACTGAATTGGATGGACTATGAAGACATCCACCACTTCCTAAAGAAGCAGGTCAAACTCGATTCATCACAGGGCATTCTCCACTACAACGAAACCGGAGAGGCTGCTACCGAATCCGACTTCATTCTTGGGCGTGACTCTGCCAGCGTCAATCAAGACGTCAAAGTTGAGCAATTGCAAGGCTCTGAGATTATGTATTTTAAGGCTTCCGGCGGGGGCAAGATTGAGCCTTTCCGTTCGGATCGTCCTAGTCCAAACGTGGACGCTTTCACGATGCGCCTTGTCAGGGGTTGCCTTCAGTCGATGGGTTGGTTCTTTGAAATTTACGATCCTTCAAAGGTCGGCGGATCCTCTACCCGCCTCATCCAAGACATGGCCAGAAGCTCGATTCGATCGAAGCAGAGGCTCGTGCAGCGTCGGGCTATGCGTGCCGTAGCCCACGCTCTTGGGGTGGCTATGGAAAGCGGGGCACTCCGTCAAAACGACAACGTGGATTGGCTGCGCTGGAGCTTTACGCTCCCCTCTCGCATCACCGTTGACGCTCATTACGATGATGAAACTTCCATGAACCGGATCAAGTTGGGTGCTGGCACCTACGCTGAGTTCTTCGGGGAGAAGGGGAAATGGTGGGAGGATGAGGTTCGGCAACGGATTAAAGAGCAGGCTTTCTTCATTGCAGAATGCGCACGCCAAGGGGTGGACGTGGATCAAGTGCAGCTGCTAACGCCTAACGGAATGCCTAAAGACATTGGCACACCCGCACCTGAACCAGCACCGGAACCCACAACGACCGGATTATGAACCTCGCTGAATTTCTCAAATCGAATTACGACCCGCTCGCGCTCGATCTTCAAAAGCATTTGCGGGCACAGGTGTTTTCCCTCGGGGGCACGGCACAGGCACCGGATAAAGTGCCTGGCGTTCGCGTGATCAGAGTCAACGGCTTCATCGGTCAAGGCGCAGGGTTCGAGTCTGACATCAACGAGATCTCAAAAGAGATCGACGCGGCGGTGGCTGATGATTCGGTGCGCACGATTGCTTTTATTTACAACTCGGCGGGGGGTGTTGCCGGTGGTGTGCCTGAACTTGCGGAAAAGATCCGAGGAATCACAAAGCCAAAATACGCTTTTGCTGCGGGACTCGCAGCCAGCGCGGCTTATTGGTTGGCGGCTGCGGCGGATCAAGTTTTTACAACGCGAACCGCAGAGGTTGGATCCGTTGGCGTGTATCTTGCAATTCTCGACGAAACTCAAGCTCTTGCCAACGCGGGGGTCAAAGTGGAGCTGTTCACCTCGGGGGCACTCAAGGGGATTGGTCACGTTGGCGTTGCAATCACCGAGGATCAACGGGCATTCCTTCAGGCGCGGGTTGATTCACTCGCGGCAATGTTTAAATCAGACGTTCAGCGGTTCAGGGGTGGTGTTCTGGATCAGGTTTTGCAGGGGCAAACACTCCTCGGAGCTGACGCGGTCAACGCTAATCTGGCTGACGGATTGCTTGCGGACGAAGCTGCATTTCTCCGCCTAATTTCAAGTCCAATTTGATTTCACCCCTATTATAGAATGACGACATTACCTCAATTCATCGAAGCTGGAATGAGTTTCTTCCGTGCAAAAGCGGCGGCGGAGCCTCTCCCTTCACCGGCAACATCACCCGCTACAGAACTTGCGGCAACACCCGAGGAGATGCAGGCGGAAATTGACTTGCTCAAATCGCAAGTCGAAAACTTGACGAATGAAAATGCACTTTTGAAAGCTGAAAACGACAAGCTTAAATCCGACCTCGGACAAAAAGCAGCTGCGTTTTCAGATCTTGAAAGCAATTTCGTGAGTGCAGGGCGGCAAACTGCGCAAGCTCTCGCCTCGGTTGCGGTGGCACCTGTCGCGGTTTCGGCGACTCCAACAAACGCGGTCAAAGGTTTCGTTGAGTTGGTTCATGAACGAATTGAAAGCGGAAAAACCAAGGCTGAATCAATCGGCTTTTGCATTAAAAATCATCCTGCGGAATATCTTTTAGCACGTCAAAACGGCGGGCTGGGAAAAATTTAACAAGTGGAAAAATATGGCATCAAATAACGATACGGGTTTTGCAACTTTCACCGCTACGGCGGTGGCAATCGCGGCTTACACCCGCGTCAAAGTAGACAGCGCGGGACTCATTTCAGTTTCAGGCGCAGCGGCTGACTCAATCGGCGTTGCAATGGAAGACATTGCTGCGAGTGGAACTGGCGAGGTCAAACTGTGGGGGGCTCCGGGTACATTCTTCTGCACGGCCGCTGGCGCGGTTGCACGGGGCGCGGCTCTGTTTTCAATCGCTGCGGGGTTGGTAGATGACGCGGGAGTGACCGGCATTCCTTTGGTTTCATTGGACGCAGCTGCTGCGGCTGGCGACATCATCGAATGCGCTCGCACAATTTAACTTTTAAAAAGGAATAAAATTTTATGGCATTTTCAAATAGTGGGGCGGTATTAAGGGCGGACATCAACGCGATGGTGTTGGAAGCGGCTGCTGCTGAAAACTTTTACATCGGAGCCTCGGTGCTCCCACCTCTTGCGGTTACCGCAAAGAGTGGGCAGTATCCCAAGTTCCGCAAGGCTGGGGCTGAGTTGCTCAATCCTGATGCAGAAGCTCGCGCAGCTACTGCTGGATATTCACGGGTCGTGCGTGAATACGACAACGACAATTATTCAACCGTGGAATTCGGTTTGGAAGAACTGATTGGCGACGCTGACGGTGCGGAAATCGCACGCTTTTTTGATCTTGAAAAAGTTGCGGCAAATCTTGTGCGCCGACAAGTTCAGATCGGGCACGAGTCGCGGGTGCAGGCTGCAATCCAGAACGCAACCACGTTCAGCGCAACTACAAGCGCGGTTGCTTACACGGTCGCCCTAAAAGCTACCGCTGATTTTGCCTCCGACGTACTGGGCGTCATCGACACCCTTAACGGTCGTGGCGAACAGCCAAATACGATCGTGATGAGCGGCGCGGTGTTCACTCGGATCAAGGGTCAAACTCTTTTCCAGAATTTCGTGCGTGGAAACCGCCCATCCGACATCACCGCCAACCTCTCGCAAGGCGCGGTTGCTCAAGCGTTCGCTGATGCGGGCATTACCAATGTTTATGTTGGGCGAGCTGCTCGCAACTCGGCAAACAAAGGCGCGGCGTTCGTTGCTTCGCCTATTTGGAACAATACACACGTTTGGGTTGGTCGCGTTGAGACCGGCGACGTGATGAGCGGTGGAGTTGGTCGCACATTTTATTGGTCTGAGGACTCCGAGCTGTTCACCACAGAGACTTATCGTGATGAAGCTCGCAGGTCATCGGTTGTGCGAGTTCGTCAGCACGTCGCAGAGAAAATCATTGACGCAGATGCCGGTCAATTGATCACAACTCAATTTGCTTAATCTTTTAGTTTGGTTCAGGGACGCGGGGCGGGCAGATGATGTTCACATTTGTCCGCCCTTTTTTTAAGATTTGAAAATCGGGGACATGATACGGGACGGGATCGACGAGCTGATGATTGACCTCAGCGACGCCGATTTGACAACTCCAAAGTTTACGTGGAAAACGGTCGAGATTGATTGCATTCCCATGATGGCGGACACCGGCGCGTTGATAGTTATTGGCGGGGTTGAATCAACTTTCACTTGCTCATTGATTGTGCGGATCCGTGACTTTCTTTCGGCAGATTCTACATTGGTCACGGCTGACTCTGACATCTATACGGTTGACGCTGGCGTGCCGGTTCCGTTGGTTGGAAAGTTGGTAACCTTCCGGCAAAAGAGTCAGCGTATTTTGATGACCAGCATTGACGCTTCAAGTGCTTTTATAAAGGTAACACTAGGCAACCCGAACTCATGACCGCGACGTTGGACACTCGAAATTTTGATGAGGCTATGCGGTTCTATGCGGCTGCGGTCAAGAAGGATTCGGCGCACATAATCAACCGGCAAGCTCTCAACGTGCTTTTGAAAACTGTGAAGCTAACGCCAAAAGCGGATCCGAAAGAGATCAAAGGAAAGTTGCTGAGACCTGATGGCAAACCGAATGCAAGGGTCTATCGGATCTTGAGCATGAGGGACAGCGGAGGGGAGTTTGCTGAAGCAAACGCAAAGAAAACATCGAAAGGTCGAAGGAGCGCAAAGCTCAAAGTTGCAAAAGCTTTTGTCGGTAAGAGGTTGCGGGCGACGGGTTACATCCGAGCCGGTTGGTTTACGGCCACCTCAGTTTTAGATCGGTTGCTCGGCAAAAACGTGAGCCTCGGAAATGGCGCGGGTATCCGCAAGAAATTCCCGAATTTAACGGGGCACATTTTAACAGCGAAAGAATCCGAAAAACCATTTGCAGAGTTTGGATCCATGGCAAAAGCGGCTGGAAAAGTTGGGCTTGCTGCCTTGCAAAAAGGCATGAACGAAGCGGCGGCGGACATGCGGCAGTATGCCGAAAAAGTCATGAAAGAAACGGCGCGGAAAGTTGCAAAAGTAAGCTGAGATGAGCCTCAAAAACAAAATAGAAAGCGCGTTTAAAACGGTGTTGACGGCGACTCCGTTGGCAACGGGCGTCACTGTGTTTTTGGGCGTGATTGACGAGGAGCAAATCAGACCTTGCGTCGTTATCAACTGCGAGGGTGGCAAGGAGGATCCGCTTGGATCCGGCAATCGTTGGATGGATGTCAGCGTGACGGTCAAGTCACAGGTCGAGGATGACGCTGGATTGGTGACTCATCACGCGTTGATTACATCCGTTGATTCTCGGCTCAAGATTGACGAACTCGCGGTTGATCTTTCGGCAACAACATTGCTATTTCACGTTTTTGATCCAGCGCAAGACGCGGGGCAGGTTTCTTTGGTGCAAGGTAGGGCGGCGGTTCATGAGCAGAAGTTCATGATCTACTGCTGCGAACAAGATTTGATTTAACAACAATAACAAAGGATAAAATATGGCTTCGGTTCAAACAGGAAAAGCGGTGGTTTTTGGGTTTCCGGGTACGTTCACAGGGACAGTTTTTGCGGCGACTTACATCAAAGAATCCGGCGACGTTTCTTCAAATATTAAAATTGACGAAATTCGCGACGAGGATAACGAGTTAGTGGGGTTAGTTCATAGCGGCGAAACTCTTGAGATGACGCTTATGATGACTCCAATAGGGACGGGAGCAACAGGTCAACTTGCAAACGCAAAAGATCAACTGTCAGCTCCTGTGATGGGGTCTAAAATTACGCTTACTGGTTTTCACGACGATGCAACTGCATCCCCGGGAGTTCCATTTATAAATGGCAACTGGGCTTATGTCGGCGGTTTCAAAGTTGCTTTCAAAAAAGACGGAATTGCGTCTTACGAAATTAAATTGATGAAGCATAGAAGTAATGACATTGCTCTTGCACTCACGTAATCTGACCTCGTGCAAAAGTATTCCACCGCAATTTTACCTGAGCGCGTTCTCCTTCTGGGACAACGCCTCCAACCGCTATCTATTGGGCATTGCCTCGTCCTTGAGAGGATGGGCAATCCCTTTTTTGTTGGTGGCAAAATTGAGGTGGAGCACTTGTACGAGGCTGTCTACGTTTGCTGTCAAACGATGAACGAGGCTTGGGGTTCATTCTTTGACGACAATTTTGCAAAGAAGATTTTGAAGTGGCACAAGATGACGAAGCTGGTCAACTTCCAGCATTCTTGCGAAGTTTTCACGGAATACAAAGAAAGCGCGATGAGGTTTCCGCCGGTGACAAGCAACGGCGACGAGCCGAAACGCGAACTCGGCACGCCTTACCTTTTGCAACTCAAATTGGTTTTGCAAAGTAAGCTCAACTATCCAGAGGCTGAGGCTTTATCAAAACCGATTGGCGCGGCTATCTGGGAGGTTTACGGGCTTGCTGAAATGCGCGGCGATTGTCGAGTGATGAACTCGATTGAGGAAGAGATTGCGGATGCTCACCGTGAGTTGATCGGGAAAGATACCTAATGGCGTTCATGGAATTATCAGCGCGGCTCGGGCTTGACGGGAGCGCGTTTAGGGCTGGGCTTGACAAGGCTAAGGCTGGGGTGGCTTCGCTTCGTTCCTCGATTGGCTCGGGGATTGGCTCTCAAGTTGGTGGGATGTTAGGGGTTGCGGCAATTGTGGCTTATGCAAAATCCACGATTGATCTGGGCGGGAAAATCTCTGACACCTCGGCACGGCTTGGGATCAGCGCGGAGGAGTTGCAACGGTGGACTTTTGCGGCAACTCAAACGGGAGCAAGTGCGGAAGATATCACGGGATTTTTTGAAAAGTTGGCGGTTGCAAAAGCGAAAGCGTTAGCAGGGGACAAGGCTGCAATTGCATCTTTTAAAGCTCTCGGCGTCAGCATGGACGACCTGAAGAAGAAAAAGGTCGCCGACCTTGCGGTTCAGGTTGGTAAGACAATGCAAAGTGGCAACGTCGAAGACTTGCTGCCAAGCCTCCGAGAAGTTGGGGGACGAGGTGCAGGAGCTTTAATCCCTGCTTTCAAAAGTGATTTTGAAAACGTGATGGCGAGTGCACCCGTGATGAGTAACGAAGCCGTTGCCAAGATGGATGATGCAGGGGACAAGATTGATGAAGCAATGCTGCGGCTTAGAGTTCCGATGGCGGAATTGTTGGCGGCTTTGACGCCTCTTATAGAGTTTTTCGTTGACGGTGTCAGAATGATAATTGCGGTTTTGAAAGATGCTGGCGACACTTTTGTTGCACTCGGGACTGACTTGCTTGCATTTGCCAAGTTGGATTTTTCGTTTTCAGCGTCAGCAGCTTCAAAAGCAAAAGACGCGGCGGAGGGTAACAATCTCGACAAACTGATTTCCCAGAAGAACGAAGAAATGGCGGCGGAAGAAGCTAGAATTGCAGCAAAAGAAGCGTTGAAAGCAGCGGGGCCAGCGGCACCAACTCCAGAGCCTACGGCTGCGGCTGTGGCAAAAGCAAAGCCAGAACCTCTCCCACCAATTGCACCTACGATCCGAGATTCTCTCGCGAATATCGGCGGTTTTACAATGGCGCAAAACAAAGAAGTGCTCGACGTTCAAAAAGTGCAGGTTTCTTTGCTTGAAAAGATCGTGGACAACACCGACAAAATAGAGGCTCCAGCTACAGTTGATGACGGTCTCGATTAAAAACTCATGAGCGTAGGAACAGGCAATGCAAATGCGGTTCGATCAGGGTGGGATCAACAGTTTGATCCAGCTTCGGGCTGGGTTACCGTTGAAACTTGGAAAGGCACCAAGGCTCAAATTGCGGCTATTGCTCCTATCTTTCGAGGTGCAGGGGCTAAAACTGGGGTCTCGAATGAGGGCGCACTCTGGACTTTGACCGCGACTTGGTCGGTGGAATATCCGACAACCTCGGGCGCACCCGCAGCCGGAACCCCTGCAACAATTGAAGTTCCAACTGAGACTTGGAATGTGAACGTCGAGTTAGTTCAAGCTGATTTACGTGGGGCTGCGGGGATTCGTGCAATTTTTGGGACTGGCACTCTTGGCGATGAATTGATAGCAGGCGCATTTGCTCTTGCTGATGACGCAATTAAGGCTCGTGAAACACCTGTTCAGTATCTTGCTAAAAGATTACTTCCCCCATTGCCTAAAAATTATGAGGCTGCCTACATGAAAGTGTATCGCCTCAAAGTTCGGGGCGCAAATGCAATTGAGGAAAAACGTCCGATTCTCACACGGAATCGAACCTATTCAGCAAGATACGCGGAACCAATTAAAATTTACGGGTCAGACGTTATTTACCCAACCGTAAAGTTAATCAGTGAGTTTAAGGTTCCAATATTGATTCAAAGCAAGCTGCCTAATGATCCACCAGTTACTTTAATGGAAGCAGGGTGGGGTTGGAAACAGCGGCGGCAAGACGGAACTTACGATGCCTCAAGAAATAGAATTCAAGAGACTTCAGACTGGGTGTTTGCTCAGTGGTCAGATGTAATTTACACTTTTGCAAAATGATGCTACCTCCTCAACTTCCAATAAAAGGCCCGTTCAAAAGGCTTTACGGGTGGCTCAACGACTTGCGAGAAGTTGTGAAGTCGCAGCAGCATCTTGATTCGATTGATTCAGTGACGAGCGTGACTGCTTTGGGGACGTATCGGGAAAACAGAAAGTCGTCAGATTCGGTCGACGTAACTGCCCCACGATGGGGTTGATTTTTAACAACGAAAGAAAAGGAAAATTATGGCTGGAGAAATTGTAATCAGTTTATCGGTGGTTGGATCAAAGGGTGGGGCGACCGCGAGTGTTACCGCTTCAAACGTGGTTGACATGACGTTGGCAGGTGTTGACATAAGCTCGCAAACTCACTCTGTCACAAGTACTAGTGCAATAATTCCTGTTGGTGCAGTAGCGTTGGGGGGAATCATGGTTATTAAAAACATGTCTACCGCAGTTTCAGTTTACATCACTAAAGGAACTGCTGTTGTAACTTCTCCAATCCTTGTTAAATACGGCGAGACTGTAACGTTCCGAACAACAGCGGGCACTCCTTATGAAGCAGTCACGGCTTCAGGAACCGCGTTGATTCAAATTGTCTGCTTTGAAGATTAAACCGTGTGGCGACAACATTCCCCACCTCTCCATCGGTCGAAGTTGGCGAAGTTTTGTCGTCAACCAAGCTGGCGCAACAAGCCGACGCGGTCAACGCGCGGCTTCGTTCTGGGCTAGGTGAGCCGTGGCGGATTGTTTTTTTGATGGCGAGTTTGTTCCGTCAAATGCGGAACCCCGAGGGCACAGCGTTCCCTCCTCAATTTGAGTTCTTCAGATTCTATCAGCATTTGGATCCAAGCGTGGGGCAATGGGGCGCACCTGTCGGGGATCCGGGCGGAATCAATGTCACAAGCTCCCTAGCCTCGTTTATTTACGGCGTTGACTCGGCAAATATCGACTCGGAATACTCAAACCTCCAGAGCGTTCCTTTGCTCACGACGGATGACACACCCCCCACTACACCCTCTGAGTTTTGGACTTTGGCGAAGCGGCAACGCGGGGCGGTTGAACTTGTCACGGGTTACTCTGCTGCTCCGATGCTCGATGCTTCTGACAAATTTTGGCAGCTTTATCAGGGGCCGCGAAGCCCACACGGTAACGCTTTCGGGGCTTTGCTTCCGGGGCCTTCTGAGGCTTCACCTTGCCCAGATGGAACAGTGCCGCTGGAGTTTAAGCTCACAAAAATAGGGTCTAATCCAGTGGTGACGGTTTCGTGGACGACTGATTGTGACCTGACTCCCGTAACAGGCACGCAAGTCGGCACAAACGTTGCTTTCATATTTGCAACGGAAACGTTGTGGTATGTTGTGAAAATCAACGGATCCTTTGAGACGTTCCCGAGGTCGGAATACATCGAGGGGCCTTACACCGAGCAGGCAAAGCTGCGGAAAACCTCGGCAAAGATGTTAGATCGGGTCATTGCCTTATTTGCTTCAGAGTTCAGGGGGAGCCTAGAACAGAGGGAGCTTTTATCTGATCGGCTCTCTTACGCTTTCGACTATCAACGGTTTTTCACAAGCCAATATCTACTGGCTCCGGCTCGCGGGCAAGTAGTCGGGGACTCGATCATTCCTCTTTATCCACAAGCCAAGATGGACTGCTCGGAAACGAACGCAAAGGGGGCAAGGTTAACGTTTAACGGCGGAGGAGGGTATCCGGTCACCTCCGGTTTCGTAATCGCCAGCGCAATCGTTAGAGCGTTTGGGCTTCCGCTTTCCTCGCTGACGATTGATTTTAGAGTTGGGGAAAATATCGCAGAACAGTTGTCAATTTTCTTGGACTCCACCGGCAACGGCGAAGCACTTCACACGTTTTCAAATCCGCCTAAAGCTGGATCGGCTTTGATTGTGACAATCGGGGACAGGATCGAAGGCAAAGCAGGGGCAAGGATTGAAGCTGAGTTTGCGGAGTTGAAAGAGCACAAGCCGACCATCTGGGACGCTTACACCCTGATTCGATTATCAACGGGCGCGGTGGCATCGGTGGAGTCGCAAGGCACAACTGAGACGGGTGCAAAGGAGGTCTTTAGAAGTTACGTAACTAAAGGCTGCGTCACGAGTATCAACGGGGCACTTTCCTTCCCAGATGCCCCTGAGAATATCAATCAATCGGCGATTTACGAAACGGCGCGGAGGCTTTCAAAGAATGTTCGCATCATCCCGAGGCAGCAACTCTTAGGCTACGAGGTCACCGGCGGCAAAAGCATCCTTTATTTTAAGCGGCACGCTTTCAACCTTGGTTTTGTTGACGCTTTTGAAGGCATTGCCCCAACTGCGGCGGAGATTCTAAAGAACGCAAACGCAAACGGGATCCGAGCTGTGGCACCTTCTGGCGGGTGGTCAAATGAATGGTTGATGGGCGTGGATTTTAAAAACTCCTCGGGGTTCAACAATAACACGTCTCAATTTAGACCAGAGGTTTACTCCGACTATTTTGCGCTCAATAATCGGTGCCTCTTTCACTCCGCAAGTTTGGCAAGCGGTGTCAATTCACGAACGCGGAATCATTTTGTTCCTGGGCTTGCAAACGTTGCGACATCGACGCTGAATGGGAACCTGATTGCCGAAGCTCCGAGCTCTTGGAACTACGGGCCAACCGATAACTACGGGTCGAGCCTTAACCTTGAGGTCTGCGGGGCAATGGACACGGACTGCATCACAAACCGTCTCAACTTTTATAAGTCATGCAGGATTTATGAGCCTTGGCCTGAGATCGAAAGCGTCACAAGTCAAATGGAAGGCGGCGTTGAGGTTGCCAAAATCACTTTCAAAGGTCGGATCAGATCAACGGTTGGAGAAACGTGGGGGGCTCCTGCTACAATTTCTCGTGATATATCTACGTGGAACATCACTGATTTAAAAGCAGAGCCCTTTCGTTGTGATGAAAACGGGATTCGTGAGTATCTTTGGATGCAGTCGAGCGGTGTAAAATGTGAGTTTAATCAAGCGGGCAACTTCGCTCTTGACGCAACATTGGCTTCGCTTCCAAGCGGGTTAGCTGGTGCTTGTTTCCCTGATTTCCTGTTTGTAAAACTGATTGAAAAACCGTTTGCGGACGACAACACGGCGCAGGACACCAAAGATAGCCCCGTCACTTTCGATCAAGAGGTTGCAAAAGAGGTTTATTTGAGGGCGATTTGTGAAAGTTTTGTGGACAAACTTACCACCGTAAACCTGAACTGTGTGACTAACTTTTCAGGGGTTTACAATTACACGTTTGAAAACCTTCAACATCAAGCGCACGGCAATCAATGGCTGCCACTAATGTCTAAGGGCGACCGTCCCGACGCACCGCGAGGCTTCTGGCCCGTGCCAAACACTGTTTTAAGAGCGGAGCGGTTCAATCAATTTTCGCAAGCGGTCAACCTGTTGGACACTATCCCGTTGATGATTCCTATCAAGGTCGAGGGGCGGTTGACCACGAAGTCGGGGACGAAACTGCACACGGGTATTGGATGGCCCAACCCTGCGGACGCGTGCGCGGTGCCAAACGTGGCGGCGGTGCGTGCCTTAGTTGAGATTTCCAATATCGAAATGCCAACAGTGGTTGTCGGCGCGTGGTTTTTAATTAGCGGAACGCAAAATTTAACCGCCATTTCTGTTTTGTCCGAAGGTGTTTGCGGCGCGGGCGGGGAGTGGACGCAAATTCAAGACACCGACAGCCTTGAGATTCGCACGGTTTTAGATCTTGGCGATCAATTGAGCGCGCTTCCACCAACAATCTCGACCATGGTGACAAACGGTGAGGCTTCGGTTTTGTATAAAACGGTCAAAACGGAAAACTACAACGGGATTGAATATTCGGTAAGTTCTGCTGGCACTTACTGTTGCGGTGCAATTGATTCAGTGGATCCTACCATTTGCCACGGAACATGGTTTCACGACGGCGCAACGCACGGCTACAACTTCCCTTCCCTTGGTAGTGCTGAAACAATTTGCAGAGTGAGCGATGGGTTGCAAATTCACGATCCTGCGCTTGAATTTACACCGAGAGGCGTGTCATTCATCCAAGGCGACGGCGGCGCGTCTGGGGGTTGTTCTGGAGGTTGGGCGGCTTATCTTGTCGTTGACGTGCTTGGATCCGCGTTTGACCGTGTGCTCAAAATACCTTTGACCTAATGATTTTTAAAATAACAAAAAAGTCAGGCATCAACTGCAAACAAATGATTTCAAACGTTTCACGAGACGCTGTTAGGGCTGCGACGTTGGCTTTGCAAGGCAAGAGGGTTGCGGCAACAGGCGCAGAGATTGCGGCGCGGGTGCTCGTGTGCAGCACTTGCCCAGCGTTCGACGCAACGATGAACAGGTGCAAGGATTGCGGCTGCTTTCTGCGATTTAAGCAAGGGCTGGCATCATCTCGGTGCCCAAGAGATTTGTGGGCAGTTTGATTTGAAGGCTTTTATGATGAGACTCGCGCTTAGGTTCCTGATTATTTTACTTTTAACGACTGCCGCTGTAAACGCTCAGCAGCTCGTGATTGGCGTGGGCACAACTGCTAACGATGGATCAGGTGATCCAGTCCGCACGGCGTTTCAAAAGGCTAATACCAACTTCACTGCTGTCTTTTTGAACATTTTGACGGTTTCAAATACCGTTACCTCAACTGTTGCAAATTTAACAACAGTTTCAAACTCTGTGGGAACCGTTGCGGCAAACCTGACAACCGTTTCAAACTCGGTCGGTGTCGTGGCTGGGAATTTGACAACAGTTTCAAACGCTGTGACGGTCAACACGGCAAACTTGACAACGGTTTCAAACGCTGTGACGGTCAACACTGGCAATTTGACAACGGTGTCCAACTCGGTTGGAACTGTTGCTGCAAATTTAACGGTGGTTTCAAATTCTTTGACGACGGTTTCTAATTCTTTGACCGGCAAAATCAACGCACAAACAGGCACCACCTACTCTTTTCTGATCGGTGACGCTGGGAAATTAACGACGTTCAGCAACGCCAGCTCAGTCGCTGTGACCCTTGGATTCATCGGGCCGTTTGCTGACGGCACAGTTTTCCACGCAAAAAACATCGGAGCTGGGGTTGTCACGATTACTCCCACGGGGGCAACGATTGATTTTGCTGCAACACTGATTTTGACCAAGGGGCAATCTGCTTCGATTTTCTCAGATGGGACAAATTACAGAACGACGTTGATTCACCCGAATATTTCAACGGAGCTTTTTGCAAATGTTTTGAATGTTGCCAACCCAGCCTCTCCTTCAACGGCTCAAAGAGTTGACCTTTATTCGTCAACGGATTCAATTCAGACACCTGCAAACTACGCCA